ACACCGTTCCTAGATCGAGAGGAACTGAAATGAACCGGAAACTGAAGGCAGTAATTGGTTACTGGACTGATTACTACATTGGGAAGACTGAGACTCGAGCATATTTTGAGATCAATAATCAGAAGATTGCTGTGAGCCATTTTGGAGATCAGTACACGATCTATTATCGGTGGATTGTTACAGATATCATGGACGAGGATATTTTTGAGACGCTGGATCTTTTTGAGGAAATGTTGAGGGGTGTGAATTGAGATGTGGCAGTGCATTAATGGTGAGTGGATTTGGATGGATCAGGAGATGGGGTTTGAGGAAGTTGAGCGGGAGCGGGTTGGAGCGAGTGTTGAGCGTTACACTTATGGTGATGTGCGTGATGCTGGGCGTCGGCTTAGTAAGGGTGACATTGCTTTCGGTGTGGCTGGTGGGATGATTGCTGCGAAGGCGGCGTCTCGTGTTGGGGGGTGGTTGGTTTGGATGTTTCTGATTTCCGTAGGCCTGTTTCTTTTCATGTGAGGGTGTACGATAATAAACTTAATTATCGCATTCATAACGTAATCCCTTACAAGACCGGCAATTCTGATACTGTTATTTTCAGTATGATGCGGTCTAGCGAGGTGGTTATTGTTGGCCTTCGAGATGGTCGTTGTTTTGCTGAGAATGACAGGCTGCATAATCCTAAGCGGAAAGAGTTTCCGATCGAGGAGGATATTCGGGATGTAGTGTGTAATATGTTGGCTCGCGACAATCAGATTGTTGTTGTTGATAATCCTGATGAGGTTCAGGATTCTCTCTTCTAGATTCCCGGCTGGGCGGGTAATACCAGATCAAGAATTCACTGGAATGAATGGATCGAAAGGAACGATCATGGCTGTTGTTTACTCTTCTCTCAAGGATGACTTCGCTGGCAAGAAGGCTTTCTTCAATGCTCAGAATGCGGCGGTTTCGTTTAAGGAGCTGCGGGGCAAGACTGTTGAGATTGCGAATGTCGTGATTACTGAGGATGACGTGACTGATACTGACACTGGTGAGGTTGAGACTCGTAAGGCGATTACTGTTCTGGACAAGGATGGGAATGCTTATGGGACGTCTTCTCAGACTGTTGTGTCTCAGGTTCAGCGTTTGATTGACATTCTGGGCCCTGTTGAGGAGTGGCCTGAGCCGGTTGAGGTGACGGTTGGGACTGCGAAGTCGGGGCGGGGTCGTGAGTACACGACGGTGTCTCTGGCGTGAGTTCCTGAGGTAGAATGACTAGGCCCCCTGCCCCTTATCAGGGGGCAGGGGGTTTAGTGTTTTGGTTAAGTCTCATTGGGGTAAGCATTATAGGTCGTTTAAGCGTGGTGCTAAGCATGCGCGGAATACTGCTGGGGCGATTCGGGAGTTTGTTTCTGGTATTGACTGGAGTGTTCCGGATGTGCCGGATACGTTGGGGGCTGAGGGTTCGTCGGCGAGGGTGTCGCGGGCGGGTGATCGTCGGGATGATCTTGCGAGGGCGCGGGAGTTGCTTCAGGTGGAGCGTGATCGTGCGGTGCGTAAGATTTATAGGATGGCGACGTCGGATGATGGTGCTGATATTCGGGGTACTAAGTTTGATCCTATTGGGAAGTCGGCTATTGGAAGGGTTACGTTGAAGAATGCTGCGAAGGAACTGGAACGTCTTAGTGAGTTTAACAATTCTAGTAGCGTTTGGTATTACCGCGATAAGAATGGTGGTGTTATTCCAGCCAAGACTGTTAGAAGATACCGAGAGGCTGTTTTACGGTATAATGCTGATATTGATCAGTATGAACGAAGTGTTAGTGGCACAAAACTTCCTTATATGGGGGACATGACTGTTGGTGACTGGATTCGGGATTTTAGGCCGAGTAGGCAGTATCTTCCGGGTGGGTCACATTACGCTCTTGAGCGGATGAATCCTGATAAGCGGCCTTCGAATTTTGAGGATGCTAGTTCGATGTCTGCTAAGGCGAAGGCTGTTATGGAGTCTTTGACGAAGCAGTCAAAAGCTAAGCGGTTGACGTCGGCGAAGCAGCAGATTGCTGCGATGTTGGATGTTATTGGGGACCCTGAGCTTTATGACATTTTAACTGATATTCCTGATGACGTGCTTTGGTTGATGTGGACTGTGAGTGGGGATTTTTCTAACCAGTTGTCGCTTATGTATGAGGCCTCTAAGGAGGGGTATGCGGATCAGAAGCGTGCTGGGTATGACATTTGGTATGACGAGTATGAGAACGCGGATTCGTCGTTGAAGTCATTGTTGAAGGAAATTAAGTCAATCAATATTAAGCCGGAGGACGATTTCAGTGCCTCGCCAGTCAACAAGCGGCGCAAGGGGAAGCGGCGTTAAACGTTCGCACAAGAAACTCCCTAATTTTGTCGCTGATTTTGAAACTACTACGAGGGAGGAGGATTGTAGAGTATGGTCTTGGGGCATCATTAAGGTTGGCAAATTAGACAACTATTTTGATGGAACTTCTATTGATGGGTTTATGCATCATGTGGCGGAGCGTGCAGCGAACATTTACTTTCACAATCTTGCTTTTGACGGTAGTTTCATTATTGACTGGTTGTTGCGTAATGGATATGTCTGGACGAAAGAGGCTCCTGGGGTTAAGCAGTTTACGTCGCTAATTTCTCGGATGGGCAAGTTTTACAGTATTACTGTAGTGTTTGAGACGGGGTATCGGGTTGAATTTCGTGATTCGTATAAGAAGCTTCCAATGTCTGTGGCGGCGATAGCGAAGGCCTTTAATCTGCATGATCAGAAGTTGGAGATCGATTATGAGGCTTTTCGTCCTGTGGGGTACATTCCAACGGAGCAAGAGAGGCGGTACCAGCGCAATGATGTTGCTATTGTTGCTCAGGCTCTTGAGGTGCAGTTTAATGAGAAGATGACGCGTTTGACGGCGGGGAGCGACTCGCTTCATACTTATAAGAAGATGACGGGTAAGTTGTTTAGTAGGCGATTCCCTATCCTCTCCCCCGAGATCGATGGTGAGATTCGGAAGGCGTATCGTGGTGGGTTCACTTATGCGGATAAGCGTTATGCTGGGAAGTTGAATGGTCAGGGGAGTGTGTATGACGTGAACTCGTTGTATCCGAGTGTGATGCGCACTGCACTTCTTCCGTATGGAGATCCTGTGTTTACTCAGGGACCCCCGGTCACTGATCGACCTCTTTATATTGCGTCGATTACTTTCACTGCGAGAATCAAGCCGGATCATATCCCTTGCATTCAGATTAAGAAGAACTTGTCATTTAATCCGACGCAGTACTTGACCGAGATTCCCCACCCTACCACTGTGGCGGCAACTAATATTGACATTGAGTTATGGCAGAAGCATTACGATCTCAATATCATCTCTTGGAACGGCACGTTTGAGTTTCGAGGGTCTCATGGTTTTTTCGACGAGTATGTTGATCATTTCATGGAGATTAAGAAGGTGTCTACTGGTGGGTTGCGGCAGATCGCTAAGCTTCACCTTAATAGCCTTTATGGGAAGTTTGCGACGAACCCCGACATCACGGGTAAACACCCTGTCATGGAGGATGGTCGCGTGAGTCTGAAGATGAATGAGATGGAGTTGCGGGATCCTGTGTATACTCCGATGGGTGTCTTCATCACTGCATATGCGAGGTTGAAGACGATCTCGGCGGCTCAGGGCGTGTACCCGTATTTTGCGTATGCGGACACGGATTCACTTCATCTGGTTGGGCCGACCACTCCTCCTAAAGGCTTGTGGGTAGATCCGGTCGAGTTGGGAGCGTGGAAGCATGAGGGTAATTTTACGCGGAGCGTGTATGTGCGGGCGAAGCAGTATGCTGAGGAGATTGATGGTAAGATGGATGTTCACATCGCTGGGCTTCCCCGCAATGTTGCTGCGAAACTCACGTTTGATGATATGTTGAATGGGGGGCAGTGGGATGGTAAACTCGTTCCTGTAAGGGTTCCTGGAGGCACGGTTCTCCGGAATACAACATTCACATTGAAGCCATATGAAAGGGTTGGTTAAGATGGCTCGACCGGTTAGTACTAAGGCAACTTTTAAGTACCGCATTGACAAGGCGGTTGCCAGGGACATTGAGGAGCTGCATTGGACGCTTCGTCGTGATACATCAGATTTGGTGCAGGATGCGATTGTTGATTATATTGCTGCGCATGCTCCCAAGCCGGAGAAGTGACTAGGGGCCCGCGGGCAGAATGCGACCTACTGAACTGGGCTGCTCGCGGAACGGGTTAGCACCCCCTGCTAGCACTATCGGGATATTGGGTGATATGATAGGCTGGAAGTGTAATGCTTCCAGCCTATCGCCATTGGAGGAAATGTGGGAAAGAATGCCGATCTCGTCAAAGAGATCAATGAACAGCGAGAGAAGAATGGTAATACTGCGGGGACAGAAGCAAAGACCAACTCTCATGTAAATAATAAGTCCTGGGGCGACACCTTCAAGGACATTGGTAAGAATATTGGTAGTCTGTTCGAGAGCAAAACTCCTGAACAGAGGGCTGAAGATGAGAAGAACGCCAAGGGCATGGAGAAGGCCAAGGCGGAACAGGCTGCTCGTAGTGAGCGCAATAAGTTGTCCCCTGAGGAGCAGCAAGCTAAGCAGGATCGTCTCGCTAATCCTAACTATCAGCAGGAGATGGCTCAGCGGAAGAACCGGGCACTTAAGGGATTGACGGATGAGCAGATGGATCGCCTTGGGGTGCCTAAGGAGGGTCGGACGAGTGTCTATGATCCTGGTGATAGTGATGGTGATGGTAAGGCTGTTTCGCCGGAGGACGGTAATCTCTATGAGGGCGACCCTAAGAGTGCTCAGAAGGAGGATGAGGATCCTTGGAAGGACACGAAGGCTGCCTGGGATCATTTGACGAGCGTGTTTGGCGATAAGGTGTCGGCTCTTCAGAATGAGCTTGAGGGTCGCCTTGGTGAGATGACGACTCCGACTGAGCGTGAGACTGGGAATCCTTTTGCTGGGGATGATGTTCCTGCATCGAAGGAGATGAACTACTCCGACATGAAGGGGGCCATTCAGGGCGACATTGATGATGCTAAGTCTGTTCTTGGAGGTGTTGCTGATATTGGCATGGAGGGGGCTAAGACTGCTGGCACTGCTATGAAGGATGCTGGTAGGGCTCTTGCGCATGAGATGGGGTATGATAGTAAAGACTTTGATGATGCAAAGCAGACTCTGAAGGATGTTGGGTCTATTGGAAAGTCACTTTCTGGATTAGGGGGGCTTTTCGCCACAGATAATTCTAGTAATAATAAGGTTCCCGACGCTGGTTGGAAGCCTAAGTCAATCTCAGATCTCTTCGGCTAAGGAGAAATATAATGCCAGATCTACGCGACGGACTTACTAACGTCGATATTCTTAACGCCATTCGCTCTGACGCTCGGCTTGAATACCAGGAGCGCATCCCGGAGGCCACTAAGGCCAACATTCAGGAGACGATGTCAGAGATTATGCATGAGGACATCACCCGCAATGCCTTCATGAATGCTCTTGTGAACCGTATCGGCTCTACTATTATCCGGGACATGGTGTGGAAGAACCCGCTCGCCGTGTTCAAGCAGGGCATGCTGAATTTCGGAGACACTATTGAAGAGGTTCACCTCGACATGGTGAAGCCCACCCTGTATGACGCCAACCGCGACTACTTGGAGAAGGACATCTTCGGGCAGAAGCGCGTCAAGTCCTACTCTGCGTTCCATAAGATCAACCGGCGCGAGAAGTATGAGATCACGATTAACGAAGCTGAGCTGCGACGGGCGTTCTTGTCCGACACGGGGCTGAGCCAGTTCGTTTCTTCGATGATGTCAGTTATGAGCTCGTCTGACAACTGGGATGAGTTCCTTGAGATGTGTTCACTCTTCCGCACCTATGAGGAGAAGTATGGGTTCTACCACATGCAGATCCCTGACCTGAACGTGTTTGAGGCGGCTAAGGAGAAGACTGATGCTGCTATCAAGGCGCTGCAGGTTGCTGCGAACAAGATGACCTATCCGACGAGGGTCTACAACTCGCAGGGGGTGCCTTCGTTCGCGAAGCCCCAGGACTTGGTGATTATTGCAACCCCTGAGTTCCAGGCGAACGTTAATGTCACTTCGCTGGCCGCAGCTTTCCACCAGGAGAACACGAGTCTCCCCTCGCATGTGATCACGGTACCGAATGAGTCTCTTCAGCTGGATGGTGTGAGTGCGATCCTTACGACGAAGGACTTCTTGCTGATCAAGGATGTTTTGTTGGAGAACCGTTCGATCGAGAACCCTGCGGGGCTCTACTCGAACTACTTCCTGCATCACTGGAGCATTCTGAGTGTGTCTTCGTTTGTGCCGGCGATTGCGTTCGGTACGAAGGAGACTGGTCGGATCACGATTCCTGAGGTCAAGAACGCTGAGATTCAGGGCATCAAGGTCGCCAAGAATGATGGTACACACAACGTGACCCCGAAGCCTGGTGAGCTGCGTGCCCTGTCGATTGATTGGAAGACTGCTCCTGACCCGAGCACCCGCCCGGCGGTTGATTGGGACATCAGTGGTCAGAAGTCCAAGAAGACTCAGGTGTGGAATAACGGCACCCTGGTTATTGGTGAGGACGAGGTCAAGGGTACGGAGATCACTGTCACGGTCACGGTTGACAACCCTGCCGTGAATGGTAATAAGCCGGTGACGTTCTCGACCACCGTCACGGTCTCCTGATATACTTGGGGTATAAGCCGCCCACCATCCCGATTGGGGTGGTGGGCGGCTTCCGTTTACGTGTGGAGGGATTATGAGTCAGATTAACGACATGCCGCCAGAGACTCAGGCGGGGCTTTCTTTCGACTACTCGGTGTGGTCTGCCGGAAGTGTTGTGCGCATGGTTAATGTTCCGTTCGACAACACCTACCGGGACATTATTGATTGGAGTCGTTATGGGTCTCCGAAGGATTATGTTGAGAGTTTCGAGCACTCTCAGACGGTGCGCCTCGATTCTATGACTTACCTAGCTCAGGGTAGGCCTATCCGCATTCCAACCCCGTTCTCGCGGGCAGTGCAGTTCAATTATGTGATGGTGACGAACCCGGGTCGCCCGAGTTCTGCGTTCACGGCGGACTATCAGCCTACGGTGTTTTTCTACTTTATTACGGATGTGCAGTACATCAACCCGGGGACTACGCAGCTAGTACTTCAGCTCGACGTGTGGACGACGTATTACGATCGGGTGGAGTTTGGTCGGGGGTTCCTTGAGCGGGGGCATATGGGGATTGCTGCTACTGACTCGTTTGATGACCATGGTCGCACGTGGCTCACGGTTCCTGAGGGTTTGGATCTTGGTGGTGAGCACATGGTTGCGCGCAACTATCGTAAGGTTCTCGGCGACATCCAGAACAAGAAATACGATGTCATCATCACGTCCACTATTAAGCTTGACGCTCCGTACGGCTCTAGAACGTCTCCCTCGATGATCATGGCAGACGGGTCTGACATGGAGGGTCTCCCCAATTCTGTTGACATCTGGTGGGCTGATGCTGCTGGGTTCGCTGCAGGCATGAAGTATCTTGCAGACTATCCTTGGATCGCGCAGGGCATTGGCTCGGTGACCTTGGTTCCTAAGGGGATGCTCAAGGGCGATGGGGGCCGTAGGGTGCAGTTGGGTAGTGCTTCGTGGTGGGCTCTTACGAACCCGGGCGTGGAGAACAAGCGGGGGTACTGGATTACTCGAGAAAACTTCAGAGAAAATCTCATGCGGCTGGTGCTGCCTGAGTACTCTGAGTTGAAGAAGTTCTGCACAGCCCCATACACAATCCTCCAGTTCACGACATACACGGGTAATCCTATCGAGGTTCGCCCAGAGTCCTTGGCGAGCGATGATATTGGGTTCACGGCATGGGTTCATCTCGCACCACCGATGCCACAGATTCTTTTTTCTCCGAACTGGCTCAACCGGCATCCGCGAGCCGATGTGATCGACGTGGATGCTGCTACGTGGACCCAGCAGACGGGTGAGGAGCTTGACGTCGCTACGGGGTATCAGAGTCTCCCTACCTTCGCGGTGCTCAACAACAGTGCTCTGAACAATCTGGCATCCAACGCTCACACGATCGCTCAGCAGTACAATGGTGCGAAGTGGGCGCAGCAGCGCGCGCAGCGCGCCGCGACTGCCAGTAGGGACATTGCGAACGCGGGGATTGCTGCCACGCAGGCGGGCGCCGAGAACCAGATGTGGGGTAACAGTGCTAACGCTGACAGTCAGTCGCGCTACAACAACATGCGCGCAACGGTGCAGGCTGCGCAAGGTGGTATGACTGCGCTCGGTGGTGTTGTGGGGTTGAATGGTCAGGCTGTGGGGGCTGGCATTGGGCAGATGGCGACAGCGCATGTGAATGCCATGATCAGCAACAGTCAGGCGCAGTCGCAGGCAAACATCCAGAATCAGTTGGCGTCGGGGCAATCTCAGATTAGCCAGCAGCAGCAGCGGGCTGTGCGTGACACGAACTATGAGTTGGCGCAATTCTCGGCGAATGGTGACTACGAGAACGCTATTGCAAGCGTTAACGCGCAGGTTCAGGACATGCAGGTCATTCCGCCGTCGGTTGTGGGGCAGACTGCTGGCACGGTGACCCCGATGGTTGCGTACCAGATGTCTCTTGATTGTCGGGTTCGCATGTTGTCGTTCAACTCGATGCGACGTATCGGGGATTTTTGGCTGCGGTATGGGTACAACATGAATGTGTGGGTGAACATGTCGAAGCTTTCCTTGATGACGCACTTCACTTACTGGAAGATGAGTGAGTGTTACCTGGTCCGAGCGAACATGCCTGAGACGTTTAAGGGTACAATCAGAGGTATCTTCGAGAAGGGGGTCACTGTGTGGAAGCAGCCATTCAATATTGGTCGGACGAACGTGCGTGAGAACCGCATTGACACGAGCGTTAAGGTGAAGCTAAGTGAGTAAGCGAGCAGATTTTGTATCCCACGAGATCTACTCTCAAGTGGGTAGAGCTCCCCTCCCATCGTCTAGTGAGGGTAGGCAGGCGCAGCTTGAGTCCATGTATTTCCGGCAACTCTGTGGAAAGTGTATGAGCCGATTTACCTGGGAGGGACTGCCCAACGGCATTGATCCCCGGTTCATTGAGAAGACTATCCTCGAAAACGGGTTCTCACTCTTCTACTTTGATACGTTGCTAGAGCTCTTCATGTCCATGCCCGCCACCGAAACAGGTGTGTGGGATATCCAAGACAATCCTACAGGCTTCCGTGTAACACGGAACGGACTGTATTCTCGCGATGTTCGTGCGACTGACAGTGTAGTGATCTGGGGAAATCAGACGAGGGTTCCCGACATGGACGTGATCCGGGTCTATGCGTCACGTCTTGCACAGGTAGACAGGACGATCGAGATCGACCTGCTCAATGAGCGCAATCCCATGATCGTTGCCTGTAACACAGATCAGCGACACACGATCTCCAACGTCATTTCTAAGATCTATGACGGTGAACCTGTTGTGTGGGGAACTGAGAATCTGGCGATGGAGAACCTAGCTAACACGATCGGGGTCTTCCCTCTTAATCAGAACGCTGGTGCGGGTGCGGTGTCCTCCATCAAGCACATGGAATCCAAGGCCAAGATCTGGGGTGAGGCGCTCACGATGCTTGGCATCATGAACGTCAACAGTGAGAAACGTGAGCGTATGGTTGTTGAAGAGGCGGCAGCCAATTCGGGTCAGGTCCTCGCGTCTCGTGAGTCGTTCATGAAGCCTCGCGAACTTGCTTGTGAGCAGATCAACGAGAAGTTTGGACTCAATATTTCATGTACGTGGGCAGTCGACGATAATGCGGCGCCCGGCATGAATGACATTCTTGCACAGCAGAATTTACTACAGACAAGTGGGGTGAATGGTGATGCCGACGCATACTCTGAGACTTAAGGATGTTGACGCGATCACTAAGGGTCATTGGGGTCTCGATAACTATGAGATCTTTGATGAGGCCTACCGTGAGAAGCTGAACTCTAGAATCAAGCGGGAGTTCTGGCTTAACGAGATCGCCCACGAGACAATTGACATCTTCATTTGGCGGCTAGAGTTGCGCATGGATCTCATCATGCCTCGCTATAACAGGATGTATTTGGCTGAACTTCAGAATACAGACCCTCTCGACGGTGGCGCTGGATCCAGCCGAACACGTCAGTGGGGCGATTCCAGTAACGATGGAACTAACACCAATGCTAGTAACGGTACGGGAAGTGGGACCAGCAAGGGCAGGACCGTTGCGTCGGACACCCCTCAGACGCGGCTAGCGGGAAATGGTGACTATGCGTCAAGCCTGTCGGATGCAACCAGCGAGAACTCCAACAAGAGCACAAGCACCTCGTCGGGGTCCACGAACTCGCGGTCGCATTACGACAACAATCAGTCGTCCGAGTCGAGTCAGCGGGGTTCCAAGGCTCAGATGATTGCACAGTACCGGCAGACGCTCATCAATGTTGACAACTTCATCATCGAGGAGCTGCGAGATCTCTTCCTCGGGATTTGGGACCTTGACCATCCACTCACACACTCAAATATTTATGGAGGCTACTATGGCTAACATTAACGACATCATCAACTCAATCGACCGTGCCATGTGGCGCCTCCAGGGCAGTCAGGTCAACAACGTCACACCGTTCACGTACCGCGACGGGCTCACATACCTGGAGGTGCTTGAGCGCATCCGTGGCAGCGTGGTCGAAACCATCGACTATGTTGGGAAGTTTGGTGAGGAGCAGAAGAAGATCATCAACCTGATGAACGAGAAGGTTACAACGTTCATTACTGAGATGGAGAAGACCCACGACGCGTGGAATAAGGATATTGAAGCGAAGCGTAAGGACACTCTCGACACGATCGAAGCATTTAAGGGTCGTCTTCTTCAGGTTGCTCTAACACCAGCCCGATCATCTCGGTACAACATTGACAACGCCTTCGTCAGTGCCCAGATGATGGACGGTAAGACCCAGTACATGGCCACTATTAACCTCACCGAAAAGATGGAGGGGAGGGTTGATAGTGTTAACAAGAAGATTGATGACCAGATCGCCGCACTTCCTAACACCTACTACAACAAGAACTATCTGGACTCGGAGTTTCAGCGGCTGACTCAGTATGACCAGGCTATCATTATCGGTTCCTCCAATGTGAAGACCGACGGTGGCGCCTGGGCTAATCAGCTGGTCACAGAGTATGGTTTCAAGCAGGCACACAACTATGGTATAGGGGGTGGCGCGTTCACGTCTGCTCAGGGCGCCCGGTTCGACACGCAGATCCAGAACGCGTACCGAGCTCTTGGCGGCAACAACCGTCGGGTTGGTGGTGTGTTCATCATCGACATGCTCAACGACATTCGCGCCATGCACAACGTCCAGCAGATGGCTGAGGTGTGTGCCGGCATGATCGAGTCATACTGGCCCAACGCCAAGGTGTACTGCATTCCCGTCATTTGGAACGACAGTTCCCTCAACTCGGGCAAGATGTCTGAGTCGATCCAGGCGCGCACCAGTGAGTTCATGTGGGCGTTCAACAAGCTGGCTCCAGCTATCTGTGAGGGGTCTCTGTCTTGGTTCCACGGCGACAAGAGCGTGATCCGTGGAAGTGATGAGGTTCATCTTACTGACGATGGGTATCAGCAGGCCAAGCGGTATGCGCTCGGCTGGCTGCGTGGAGGCACATCTTGGAACGACTATGGGTGGCGAGACCTCTCTCCGTGGGGTGAGGACGCCAACGGTCTCAAGAAGTCAACCATGACTCTACGCATTAAGCGGGAACGCACGAACGCGTATCTGCGTGGGTGGTTTGAGGTTATTGCTCCTCTTGGGGCGGATCACCCGATCTGGTCTCTCCCTGGTTGGGCTACCCCGTACTCGAACCAGTATTTCCAAGGTATGACACCTAACCGTGAGTGGAAGACGTTCTACGTAAATACTGTGGGGCAGTTGGTTTCTGCAGATCCTCTGCCCGTCGGGTCTCAGATATACATCTTCTCCCAGTGGGGAGTATGGTGACCTAGCGTAAGTGAGCCTCCTGCTACAATTGTGGCAGGAGGTTCACTTATGGCATGGGATGAGCAGCATAAGAAAGTTGCTATTAAGGTAATTGGCACTGTTGAGTCCAACATGGACTATGGTGCAATCAATTATAACGACCCCATTACGGTAGGAATTGCTCAATGGTTTGGAACGCGTGCCGCTGGACTCTTGCACTCCATTCGCAACACGCAACAGTGGCAACAGAAAATGAATGGCTCCACCCTCGACATCAACGGGCTGTCTCGCCACACTGCGAGTGACCCTTGGTGGAACACGTTCTACCTGTCGCGCGCCTATGACGTGTCTCTACGAGAGTGTCTCAAGGCCAACAGCGCCACCCAGGACGCCCTCTTGGTGAAGGACATTGAGGGCTATACGGCGACCGCAACCCAGTATGGGCTCGACTACAACAACAACACGGACGCATTCATCCTGTGGGCGTGCGCATACCACCAGAGCCCCCGCCAGGCTCTGAGAGTGCTCATGCGTGGCGGTGGCGGCATGGGGCTGCGAGCAATGTACGCGGCCATCCTCGCAGACGGTGTCCTTGGACAGTACAAGACCCGCTACGAGAAGGCGTATGCCATCATCTCCTCCGGCGATACGAGTGGTGTGGGCAGTGGCGGTGGCGCTACCGGTGCGAGTGTTGGCAATGGGACAACCCTCAACGCCAACGGCAACCAGGAGATCACCATCGAGGGCGGTGAGCTTGTTGTGCAGACGGATAACAGTAACGTCATGTTCGCGCAAACCAAGTTCGGTAACGTCAACCTGTACCCCTGCGGGATCAATGCGTGGAAGGCCAACCTCAACGACATCAAGACAATTGTTAATGTTGCTGTCGAACAGTCTGCCGCACAAGCTGGAGCTGGAGGTGGTGGAGGTGCTGGGGCGGGTGATGGTTCCGCTGGCGCCAAAGCTCTCGCTTGGATGAAGTCCCGTATCATGAAGTTCAAGTACCGGCAGGCTCCGGGCAGGCTCAATCCTGATCAGTCTGGGTTCGGTGACTGTAGTAGTACTATCTATAGGGCTTACATGGATACGTCGGGCATCAACCCGGGTACCTGGACGGGTGACATGTATTTCCGGGGATCCCCAGTTATCGAGCGTGGGAGGGGCACAATGAGTGGTGCCCAGCAGGCTCTGCTTAAGCCCGGCGATGTCATCGTCATCTCCTGGGGTGGTGGGTACCCGCACACCGATCACGTAGAAATGTATGTGGGCCCGGGGCAGACAATCGGTCACGGCGGCGACGGCCCGGGGCCTCACATCAACTCTATTGGTATGCTCTCAGGAGCAGCCTGGTGGACGGTGAGACGTCATGGTTAAGAAGAAGTTCTCGTACTACTCGTTCTCGAAGGTGCTCTCTTATGGGGGAGTCTACAACATGATCATGGGTGCTCGAGGTCTTGGTAAGACCTATGGTGCCAAAAAGATTGTTATCAAGAATGCGATTGAGAAGGGGCAGCAATTCATCTACCTGCGCCGCTACAAGACTGAGTTGAAGGGTCGGAACTCCTTCTTCGCTGACATTCAGCAGGAGTTCCCGGACCAGGAGTTCCGGGTTGAGGGTCAGTTTGCTCAGCGCAAGGTGGGCAAGAAGTGGGAGACGATCGGCTACTTCATCCCATTGTCGACTGCACAGGCGAACAAGTCGATCGCGTACCCGAATGTGTACACGATCATCTTCGACGAGTTCATCATCGACAAGGGCTCCCTGCGCTATCTGCCTGATGAGGCGAAGGTGTTCATGGACTTCTATTCCACTGTGGATCGGTATCAGGACCGGGTTCGTTGTCTCATGCTCTCGAACTCTGTGAGCATCATGAACCCGTACTTTATTCGCTTCCACATTGAGCCGAGGCAGGGGATTAGTCGGCATGCGGATGGGTTCATTGTTACTGACTTCGTTGACTCCAAGGAGTTCGCTAACGAAGTTGCACACACCCGTTTTGGCTCATTCGTCGTTAATTATGCTGAGGATTATGCTGACTATTCCATCAATAACGAATTTGCCGACAACTATGACGACTTCGTTATGCGGAAGACTGGTAAAGCCCAGTACCAGTTCACGCTCCGTACTCCACAAGGGACAGTGTCGATCTGGACTGATGGTGGCACCTGGTTTGCGCAGAAACGCATTCCTCGAGGTCCTCAGGTAAGATGGGCCTATAAGGTCACCGACCTTCGAGAGGGTGAACGACTTCTACTATACGGCGACAAGGTTTTAACAATCATGCGCACCGTATACCGCAAGGGCCGCTTATTCTCTGATTCCCCAGAAACTAGAAACATGTTTGCGGAGATATTCGTGCGATGATAGAAATCCCTAAGTTAACAATCGACATTGCCGTAATAACAGGCATCATTGCCCTCACAGGCATAATCGGCCGCCTCATCTACCGCATCAGTCGGTACCTCGACCATATGTCCTGTATGCTAGAGGCTTGGGAGGGCACTCCCGACCGACCTGGCGTACTGGAACGTCTAGATGACATCGAAGACAAAATAAAAGACGTGCAATACCACGTTAAGCCCAACCACGGAGGGTCATCAATAGACGCCCAGAACCGCCAAATCGCCGAAATTCTCACCTATTTAAGGAGCAAATAATGGCTGAGCCCATCACCCCCACACCCCCGAAGTTCCTCGGCAACCCCAGCACCCGCCTCTGGCTCTACGGCGTCTTCTTCGCCATCAGCATCGCCCTCGGCGTCTGGGGACTCCTCGACGGCGACAAGATCGCCGCCATCAACTTCGTCGTAAGCGCCGTCCTCGGAGTCGCAGCAGGCAACGTCCCCACCCGCCCCGACGGCAAGCACGAGGCCTGACGTGACCACACGCCAAGACATCCTCAACACCGCCGCCGCAGAAGTCGGCTACTCCCGCTGGGACGACCCCGAAGCAGGCTCCAAGTACGGGCGCTGGTACGCCCAGTACAAGGGCGCCTACTTCGGAGCCAGCGGCGTCCCCTTCTGCGACATGTTCGTTTCCTGGGTCCTCTTCCAGTCAGGCATCAACTGGCTCAGCGCCTACGTCCCCGGACGTGAAGCCGAAGCTCGACAGCGCGGAGTCCTCATCAGCAAGTGGGACGTACAGCCAGGCGACCTCGTCACCTTCGACTGGCAAGGAGACGGCGAATCCGACCACATCGGAATCGCCCGCACCGCACCCTACGGCAACAACATCGACACCTACGAAGGCAACACCAGCCCCGGCACAGGCGGATCTCAAGGCAACGGTGGATATGTTGCAGCCCGCACCCGCGACATGGATGATGTTGTTTACGGCATCCGAGTTGTTGATGCTGCCGTAGGACCCTCGCCTGCTACTGGACCCAGTGACATCACCGGAGTCCAGCGAGCTCTCGGAGCCGAGCCTGACAACGTACTCGGACCCGACACCGAAAGGCGCCTCTACCTCGTCGTAGCAGCATCCAACTGGGCAGGCACCCACTTCCCCGAAGGAGTAGCAGCCACCCAAGCCATCATCGGCACCGAGCCCGATGGGATTTGGGGTGACGCTTCCGAAGCAGCGCACGATCGCGTTGTCGAATCCATCCAGCGAGCCCTCGGGGTCGACGACGATGGAATCTGGGGGCCCGCCACACAGGCAGCCTGGGAGTCACTAGCCTCCCGAGCAGAACGCCCCTAACCAAATACCAAGTAGCCCCGGGTGGAACCAACCACACCCGGGGCTACTTGCTACCCACTATCCCTCACGCGTAAAAATCAGTCATCATCTCCCTCAGGTCATAAGAACACTCATACACATCCTGAAGGTCCGTGTTCGTCAATGTGAACAACCCATCATCGTCAACAGACATTTCATAATTCCAACCATCGTCAACGGTGACGAAGGATCCATCAAAAACCTCGGTCCACCCCTTCCCCCTCAGGTACCGCCTGTCCGCCGCGTTCAGTCTCATTTCAGTTCCTTTCTGTTCGATGAACGTTGTTCCGTTCATGCGTTAATAATGTGTTGTTGTATCTCTAGATGTCAAGCAACGCCTGCGTGATCTAACGCACAAGTGTCAACCCCGAAACACTCCAACGTCTCCCGATAATGCGCCTTAGCCCTCACAGCCCCCTTAGGGCCAAAAGACTTGATGCTATTCAGTCCCGTGATCTTGTCCTCCACAGTAATACGGTTGTTGGGCCAACCATAGCAATTAATGCGATAATCAATTCCATCAATCCCAATAAAATCGTCAGTTGCTACAACGCTGTAACCAGGCAACTGATCCCTGAGACTAAGTAGTGTTGCCAGATCTTTTAAATAAAACACCTTCAGATAACCCCCATACTCTCCAGCCCCATCAACAACATCGCATCACAAAGTTGCTTATGAGTATCGTAATGCGTAATCGTCCCCGAACTTGATTCATACGGATTCCATGTCTCCAACGTATAATCATTAATCAAACGCATCGCCAACGGCCCGCAATACAAAATATGCGCACCACCCCCAGTCACAGCCTCCCGCATACCAGAAGCCCTCAAACACCTACGCACCCGGCAAAGGGAACTCGTCATCATCAATATCCTCCAACCTAACCAACGGCCACCAATCCTCAGCTGGCCCACACAAATCCGTATGCTTCAAATACCAACAACCATCACCAGCACGCTCAAGAATCATACCCGACCCTCCAACACATCAACCAACGACACAATCCGATACTGACCCCAACCCGAACGACCAGTCGACACATGAAACCGCTCAGTATCACGATAAAACCTAACCTGCTTACCCTTAAACAACTCCTCCGCAACCCAAGACGTAACCCTCCAATCATTCAAATCATCAATCACATCCAACGCCGACCTATCATCACTCCGAGACGACACAACTCATCACCCACCCAAGAAAATCTTTCACAACATCATCATAAACATAAAACCATTCACCACCAGCCTCAATGAATGTTCTACCATCATCATCAATCTCCAACTGCACATCAATTCGCATCCAACCGCTCCTTAATCTTCGAAAACGAATACGCTGTAATCAACACATCAGACGACGTACACGCATACTCAGCACTATCACCAATAGGCGCCAACACATACACCTCACCACGCCAAGGCACCAAAGCATAATTTAAATACACCTCAGCACCATCAAACAAGAACGCAATCGACTTACGCTCACCCACTGTAAACGGCCTAGGCTCCATTAACTAACCTCCAATCTA